ACGTGCAAGAAGCCCTCGGTATGATTGAGGACGATGGGCTTAAGGAGCTTTGGCAGGATGCCATCTCCGAGTTCATGCGTACGGGCGATGTAAAGTCGCTGCTATCTGCGGCTAAGTGGCGCTGGCCGGTCGTACCTCTCGATGAATTCCTATTCGCCAAGTTCTACCTTGGGCAGCGGCCAGCGGAAGTGTATCCCGGCGTCCTAGACGCGCTGCACGATCTTGATACCGACAAATACGATGAAGCCATTCTTAAAGGCGCGCTCGGTATTGGTAAGTCAACGCTCGCCAACCTTGCAACAGCCCGCGACCTCTATAAGCTGTCGTGTATGGCGAACCCGCATCAGGTCTACGGCATATCCACCGGCTCGCCTATCGTGTTCACCATGCAGTCAGTGCGACTAGCCACCGCGCGTAAGGTGGTGTTCAACGAATTCGGGCGCTACGTGCGCAATAGTGCGTACTTCCAGACCAAGTTCCCGTTCGATAAGAACATCACCAGTGAAATGATTTTCCCGGAACACAACATCTCGTTGATGCCGGTTTCGTCCAGCGGCACCGCCGTTATCTCCATGAACGTGATCGGGGGACAACTGGACGAAGTGAACTTCATGGACAAGAACACTAAGTCCAAATCTTCGCAGGCAGACGCAGACGGTAACTTCGATCAGGCCAAGAACCTCCATAACACGCTCGCCAATCGGCGTAAGTCTCGGTTCCTACATCGCGAGGACTTACCGGGCGCATTGTTCGTTATCTCTTCATCAAGGTTCCCAGATGACTTCACCGAAAAGAAAGCAGCAGAAGCGACAATGCAGGGCGGTGAGGACGACCGCATATATGTATTCGGTGGCTCGCAGTGGGCTATCAAGGGCCGTGACGTTTTCGATAAAGAAGAGTTCACAGTTCAAATCGGCAATGAAACGTTCCCCTCCAAGGTCATAGCGCGGAACCCCGAAACGAACGAAGACTTGGAGAAGGTTGCACCCGGCACCGACTTCATTAAGGTTCCGATGAACTTGCATCGGGAATTCGTGCAAGACGTTGAAGGCTCGATCCGCGACTTCGCGGGCCTAACCACGCAGTCCACTACGCCGTTCTTTACGCAGCGGCACATGATCGCCCGCGCGAACGAACTAGCTGCCGAGTATGGCTACAATAACCCGATGCCGCTCGAAAGCGTTGTCATGGTTGACGTAGACCGCTTGCCCAACTTGGATATGCGATATCTGCGTACGGACGTTGACGCCTCGCGTCACTGCCATATCGACTTGAGCTTGCGCCGTGACGCCTGCGGGTTTGCCGTAGGACACACTGCGGGCTGGCGCGTAACCAAAGACCCCGGCTCTGATAACGTTACCATCTATCCGGTGATAGCGTACGATATACTGTTGCAGATCAAACCACCGCAAGGCGGGGAAATCGAATTGGCGGCTATCCGCGCGTTCCTGAAACTGTTGCGCGATACCTACGGACTGCCAATCGACACTGTTACATTCGATCAGTTCCAATCCGCCGACAGCCGCCAGATATTGAAAAAGGCGAACTTCGCTGCGGGCTATCTATCGGTTGACGATATCGAACCGTACCGAACCTACCGTGATGCCCTCTATCAAGAGCGCATCTTGCAGTATCGTCATGCCGTGTGTAACCGGGAGCTTGCACAGGTCGAGCGTACGATGGTCGGCAAAAAGGAAAAGGTCGATCACCGTCCTAACGGATCAAAGGACGTGGCCGATGCTGCGGTCGGTGTTGCTACCTTCCTCCTAACCCGCAAGAGCAACTGGCGAGCGAATAGCGCAGTCGGAAGCGAACCCGGTTTGTACATGATCGGAGCCAAGACAAAGCCTACCACTGGTAACGCCGATGCTGACGCTATATTCGAGGAAGCACGGCAGCTAAAGCGCAAAGCTGGCACTCGGCGGCGCTTGGTCCGCAAAGCCGTAGGAAGCCGCAAATAGCTTGCTCCAACCCCGCAAAATTGCTATAACTAACTAAGCGGAACTCGGAGCTAAAATGGGCATTAGGAAGCGGATAATAAAGCGCAAGCGATTGCGTATCCATGAACATAAACTTATCGTCAATGGTCTGCCTCGCTCGATTGCACCGAACGTTATGGCACCGACGCTAGGTTACGATAACAAGAGCATCAAACTCTCACCGGTGTATGGGGAAAACCGGGTGTACATCGGCCACGTGCAATCCTTCCATCGACCTTACTATATCAATGTGTCGGGCAATAGGGAGAACCCCCGGCATAGCTCCCTCAAGGAAATCAAACCTTGGAGCGGTTCGGTAGGTTACGCGGTATGGGTACTAGACCGACCTCTTATCGTTGAAGCAATCCCGAACAAGAAGGACGAAGCTCTCGACTTGTTCGAATGGAAAGCAGCCGACAAGCGCGGTCGCTGGCTTGAGAACGTATGCACCATGCATCGCCGGGGCTGGTTCGACTTCCAAGACTGCGTAATCGACGGCGGGATTAACTACGAATTCCTAGACTTCTATACCGCCGATCAAGACCGGGCCGAAAACTACTGGGATAACGAAGCTTACCAGACTTGGCCGGATTGGTTACATCGTCTTGAGGCCAGCGCATACCGGGCGCTTTACAAAGCGGCTGAGGAACGATTTAAGATAAAGCTCCCTTGGGGCGTATTCAAGGGAACGTTCCTGTGAACATTGAGCAACTCACAGTGGAAGCTCTCGCGCGCCTACGCGCGGGCGGGTACCCGAAGTTGGACCCCGAACACCTGACCTACACGGCCAAGGTAATCTTTAACCGCCAGATGCAAGTATATCTCGAAACGGATAACGACATAGACGAGAGTATCGAACTGGAACGGCTGGTCACTGCCTACGGCGCGGTCAAGTACGGCGGGGCCGATCCTAAGACTATCCCTGCCAAGGTACTACGGTTCTTTGTAGCCAACCCGGTAGATGGGGCGGATAACGCTGCGGACCTAGCTAGCCGGGAACGTGTACGCAATCCCAACACCGCTATACGGGCCAAGTGCGTAGCGTGTATGGGCGGTCAGCCTAACGAGGTCCGTATGTGCGCGGCGGTCACTTGCGCGCTATGGCCTTTCCGCATGGGTAAAAATCCCTTCTTCGGTCGTCTCGTTAACGTGGACGTTGAAGCCGAGGTCGTGGAAGATTTAGAGGACGAAGATAATGGCAATACGTAAGCGGATAACCACGGTTGAGGTCGATCCCGCTGATAACGTTATCACTGAGAACGAACGGGCCAACGATAGCCGGGGTGTATTCAACCCAAAGGATAACCCGCTGGTTGGTTCCATCATGGAGCCGCTCGGCGATACACCCGACACGCGGGCCTCGCTGATCCGGCACTTCGCCCACGAAGCTGCGGAGGACGGCACTTTACCGGCACCCGATCAAATCCGCACACAAGACTTGCTAGCTATCGTTCGGACTAACCGCAATGCCTGCCACATCGAACAGCGTTATAGGGACCGTATAGGCTCCACGCTGTCAGCAATACGTGCATTCTGTGTCGTCGAATGCCGCGCTGCATCGGTCAAAGCCGTAACCGACTGCACTTGTATCTCTTGCCCACTGTGGGCGCTGCGTATGGGTACGAACGGACTTAGGAGCTAATCATGGATTATAAAGCTATGGAAGCGGCGCGTTACGCCAAGGCACAGGAAGCCTACGACAAGGTACCGCAGGGTATCAAGGATGATCTGCACGAGGCGCTGGTTTGGGCGAAGCGGACGCTTACGAACTATGAGGGGATAGGGCATCATTTTGAACTGTCCTACGATCCCGCCCGAAATGGCAAACCCGAAGGATTTGTAGCGTCGTTCGCGAAGCCGCAATGGAATGCGGACCATGCCTCGCAGCCTATGCCAACAGCGCAGGAAGCAATTGTAATGGCCGTGTGCGAATATCTCAACGGCGTATAGGAACTAACATGCCAATCGGTAAGGTAACGATCAAGCCACAGTACCGCAACGTAGGGTCATCGGCTGGCTTGCATTTGCGGCTAGTCGGTTTGCGGATACACCCGCATACATACGCGATAGTCGATAGACACACAGGCATTGTCGATCAGGTTGTATACCGCGAGCCGAACCAGCATGATTACGATTTTGCCTACTCCGCTATGAGCCAGATAATTCACCACCAGCCCGGTAACGAAGAGAAGTTTAACCCCTTCGTCTATGACAGCGTTACCTAAATTACAAAGTAGTTGATCTTTTTCTGAGTTTGATCTATTATTACCCTTCGCATATGCAGAGGGTTTTAATGGCACAGGTGAAGCGGCGGCTTACTGCCCCAGTTACGAAGCGGGCGCATAAGGGTTTCGCCAGAGCGCGGACACCTTCTGCTAAGGACGCGCGCAAGGGCTACACCCTTGAGATGATGCCGCTGCTCGAAGAGAACACCAAGAAGTTTGTAACCAACCGCGATATCTTCGATGGTGGCACTACAAATGCAATGGGTGAATTCTCGGCGGTCGAGCCTCCATACCCATACCGCTTGCTGTTGCAGGCTGCGCGATCCAACTCCGCGCTGAACCAAGCTATTGATGCCTACATCGTGAACATCGAAAGCTACGGCTACCAGTTGGAATACGTCGGGCCTGCGGGCAAGGAAGAGAAGCCGACCTACCAAGCTGAGAAGCTGGCGGCGCTGACCCTGCTGGACAATCCATCTGGCGACCGCACCTTGCGTAAGCTACGTGAGGACAGCCGCAAGGACTTGGAAACCCTCGGCACTCGCTATTTCGAGATTGGCCGCGATATGACGGGCCGACCTACCTTCATCGAACACGTCTGCTCAATGAGTATGCGCAAGACGAAGAAGGACAAGGAAGCTACCGAGTACGAGCTACCGATCCGAACCACTGATGGACGCATCGTGCAACGTACATGGTGGAAGAACTTCCGCCGCTACGTGCAAGCTGGTGCTAATGGCAAGCGCGTATTCTTCAAAGAGTTCGGCGACCCTCGTTCGATTGACCCCAAGACCGGTCAGGTTAACAACGATCTAGCTATCGAAGATCAGGCGACCGAGATTTACGTCGATGAAATCTATTCGGTAGGAGCCGAGTACGGCATCCCTCGCTGGATTGGCGCGCTTCCCGATATGCTCGGCCTGCGCGAAAGTGAGATTGTAAACCTGAACTTCTTCCGAGAGAATGCCATCCCTGCGATGGCTGTTCTCATTTCGGGCGGCGCGCTCACGGAGGAAAGCTACGATAAGGTTGTCAACGTTATCAACGCGGCCAAGGGACAGGACAGTATGCACCGCATTCTGATCCTAGAGGCGGCAAGCGAAGACAACGGCGGGGTAGACGACCGGCCTGTAGCTCCCAAGATTGAACTGAAACCTCTAACGGACAGGCAATCGGATGGGCTATTCAAAGAATACCAAGGCGGGGCCAAACGTAAGATACGCTCCACCATGCGCCTGCCCGCATTGTTCACGGGCGATACTGAGGAATATACCAAGGCGACTGCGCAGAGCGGCATACGAGTTGCAGAAACTCAAGTGTTCGCACCAGAGCGGTCCAAGTTCGATGACTTCATCAACAAGTATATCCTCCCCGCCCTCGGTGTAACCAACTGGCGCTTCCGTTCGCTCGGCCCGACCGTGTACGATCCTGAAACGCTCTCGCTGATGGTTGACCGGTTTGGACGCCAAGGTGCTATGACGCCGAACATTCTTATCAAGATCGCCAATCAGGTGCTTGATATTCAGATCGACAGCATTCAGGAGGATTGGGGCAACGTCCCATTCAACTACTCGCTGGATATGCTCGCACAGGGCAAAGAGATTAAGGGGTTTGAGAAAGCGTTCACCGAAGTACAGGACGCGCTGCTCTCTACCCCTCCCGTGGCGGGGGACGCACCAGCCAATGATAATGTCGCTGCATCGCACGGTAATCGGATAGTGCGCAAAAACCTTGTTGAAGTTCTTGACGACTTGATCGACCGTATCGAACAAGTTGAACTGAACCTCGCAGCGTAATTGCTATGGCAACGTTATCAACGCTATGAAAATCAGAGATATTGACCAACTGGTGAAACGTGACGCGCGCTCTACCCTACGGGCTGAGTTTACGGTCAAGTCAATCAACAACGATCAGCAAGTTGTCGTCGGGGAGGTCTATGCCCCCTATGTGATCGACAGCCACCGGGAAATGATGCTACCGGATGCATTGGTGCAGCTGGCCCATGCGTTTGTCGAAGAAGACAAAATCAAGATGGTTGACGTACTCCACAGTAACAAGTGGATACACGCCAGCATCATCGAAAGCTTCATTGCCCGCAAGGGTGATCCTGACTTTCAGGAGGGCGCTTGGGTACTCGCGGTCAAGATACACGATAAGGATATCTGGGCCAGAGTTCGGCGCGGGGAGCTTAACGGCTACAGCCTTGAAGCCTACGTTTACAAGCAGCTTGCGGACGTAGAATACGACTACTTGCCAACCCACATAGGGCTTACAGAACAAAACAATGGACATTATCACTCGTTTATTGTAGAAGTAGACGAGAATGGTAGGGTAATGAAGGGCTGGACCGGCCCTGCGGCGGATGGTCACACACATGATATTCGGTTTGGGACCGCGACCGAGCTTGGTAACGATCACGCGCACAGATACTTTTTGAACGAGGTGGATGAAGATGAGGATTAGACCCAAATCGGTGAAAGCCCAAATCAATCTGCTCACGAACCCTTCGCCTGTGGCTATGTCGCTTGTCGATCAAGGAGCGTGTCAGACCCCGTTTAACGTGGTGAAGCGCGCAAACGTACACACAGAGAAAGGAACCGATCCCATGACCAAACTACGCCTTCGCAAAGGCAAGGGCGCGAAAGCCAAACCAGCCGTTACCAAGATGCACCTATCCAAGTCGCTCTTCCCCACGGAAGACGATGTAACAACGTACCTCGAAACCAAGGGCGTTGAAGGCTACGGCGATATCACGGACGGCGACGATGTTTGGGTCGTGCCAACTGGTGAAGACATTGACGAGGCCCAGATCGTCGGCAAGGCACACGCAACCCCCGGCCTCGATCCGGGTGTCACTGTATTTATCGTTGAACTCAGCGATGAACCAGCGGCCAAGCGCGCCTCCAAGGTTACGGGCCTCAAGCCTGTAGACAAGAAGAAGCCTGCGGCCAAGACTGCCAAGGCTGCTGGCGGCGACGAGGACGAAGGCGAGGACGAAGAAAACGGCGACGAAGGGGAAGGCGACGATGACGAAGCTGAACTCGTTGAAGCGGGCGAACCTCTGCTCGACCTCTCCACCAAGTATGACTGGTGGGGCGCGTATATGTCGGACGAGAAAACTCTCACCGATGTTATCAAGTCGGGTATGTCGTACGACGCACTTCCTCCCGGCATGGACGAGATTATGCTGGCGGTCAGTACGACCACCGGCAACATTCTCGCCGACAGCGACCTTGATGCTACCGCGAAGTCGGCGGCACTGGTTCAACTCGGTTCCGAATTCGCATCCATCACCGTCGATCTGTACAACGTCTTTACCAAGGCCGTTGACGACAGCACGAAGGCCGTGGATGCCAACATGCGCAAGTCGGCCAAGAAGTTCGTTAATGCGTACTCCGAAGCCGTCACCGCTGCCCGCAAGGGCGTCACCACTCCCGACGATGATAACGTTATCATCGAAACGGGGGAGGAAGAGGAAGGCGAAGCTCCCGATGCAGGGACCGCCGCCATTCTCAAGCAACTCGAAACCATGAACGAGGCGATTGGCACTATCAGCGCCAAGCAAGTCGCTCAGGACAAACTGCTTTCCCGGTCGCAGAAGCGCCAGTCCATGTCGGACAGCATTGTGGACTTGGTCGGGGAAGAGGAAGAGGAAGACCCAACGGAAGTCCAGCGGCGCAAGCAAGCGCGGCAGGATATGGGGTCGGCTCTCGGCGCACGTCCGCGCAGCACCGGAGAGTAATCTCCTAAGGTAACACGCATATCCGGTAACTTCACACTCTCGAATACAGGAATATGGAAATGAGTGACAAGTCTGAACTGGAACTGCTGCGCAAAGCCGATCTTACGATCCAGAACCTTCTGGATGACGGCGGCGCGATGCCTTATGAGATGGCAACGCAGTTCTACCGCAAAATCATGGAGACGGTCGATTTCTTCGGCCAAATTCGCCAAATCCCGATGAAGCGCAACGAACTGCGTATTCCTACCATCGCTTCGGCAGGTCGGATGCTCCGTGTTGCGCGTAACATGTACTCGGCAATCGAGAACAACGACAGCACGGGCCTCGATGCTGGCTATGGCGCTCCTAACCGTGCGCTGTCCAAGGCAGAGCGCGCCAAGGTCACGACCGGTATCATCAGCCTGAAAACTGACGAACTGATCGCGGTCATGTACCTCACGTACGAACTGCTGGAAGACGTGATCGAAGGCGGTCAGATCGACAACACTGACTTCCAAGACCTCGTTCTCAACATCATGGCCGACCAGATCGCTCTCGATCTTGAAGCCAAGGTGGTTCTGGGCGACACTGCATCCGGCGACGAACTGCTGAGCTTGCAGAATGGCCTTATCAAGTTTGCCACTTCGAATGTGGTGAACCAGAACGGCGAGCCGATCAATCATATCCTGTTCGCGGAAATGATTAAGTCGCTTCCGCAGCGGTATCGTTCGCGCCTGTCACGCTATAAGTTCTTCGTGAACTCCAACGTGGAAATCGACTTCCGTGCGCAGATCGCACAGCGGCAGACCGATTTGGGCGATGCGATGATTACGGGCCGGGTGCCTGTGACTGTCTTGGGCGTCCCGATGATTAAGGTTGGCTCCATGCCGACCGATGTTATCATCCTGACTGACCCCATGAACATCATGTTCGGCGTTCAGCGGAAGTTCCGCCTCGCGACCGAGCGTGACGAAGAAAACCGCCTTATCAAGATCATCGTTACCATGCGCGTCGGTCAGGCCGTCGAGCAGGAAGATATGATGGTCAAGGCGCTCAACGTTGGTACGTTCATCGGCTGATTTGGCCTGAACGGGTAATAGGAGAATAACATGGCGGATACTGTAACCCTCGCAACTTTGGTACGAGGACAAATCTACAAGCAGTTCTATAACGGTAGCTACGTCGAATTCCGGCGTCACGTCCCGAAGATCGTAGACGAGGACTTGGCCGATCAGCTCGAAGAGTTGGCCGAGGAAATCAATACGGAAGAGGGACAGAAAATCGAGATGGAGCGTTTCAAGATCGAGCGCGGCGTGTCGGCCTCCAAGATTGAAGCGGAGGAAGACAACCAAACTCGGACACGTATCAAGCTTGTGAGGGAAACAGTACCCGTCAATCGCAAGAAGCCCCTGAAACGGAAGATACCCGTTGGGAGTGGTGAAACCACCAAACCATCTGGGTTCCGTTCGCGGGTCGCACGCTGATAACGTTATCAGCACAAACGGGGCGAGGGGTGTTCTGCATCTCTCGCCCTTTTCGTAGGAGGACTACCAATGCTTACTTTCTGCTCGCTAGAGGACATTACGAAGGCAGCCTCTTTCGGCGGGCGGTATGACAATATCCTACAGGACGTGATCGACGGCGTCACCGAGAAGTTCAATACTTTTCTGAACCGCAACCTTGAACTGGTGGTAGGTCATTCGGAATTATTCAATACCCCGTACCTCAAGTACGGCGCTAGCACTACGATCTGGCTTGAGAAGAAAAACATTCTCGCCGGTTCGGTAGTACTCAATCTTTCGACCACCCGTAGCTTCGCAGACGAACTCGCCGTGCTTATGGAGGCCGCGAGCTACAAGGTGGATCACGCGCGCGGGCGCATTACATTGTATGGCTTCATCCCTCGCGCGATTGACGGGCTTAAGGTCACGTACACTGGCGGGTATCCCGAGATAGACGATACCGGCGTGATGGACTGCCCTGCCGTACTGCGCGGCGCTGCCACAGAGCAAGTGCTGTTTGAGGCTAACCGTAGGGTCAACTCGTTCGGCGCTAGCAGCGGTGCAGCGGACGATGACAACAACGGGCCGAAGCTCACGGCCTATGGACTGTTGCCTCACTTGCAGGCAGATATCATTCCTTATCGGAGGTCATTAGGTGGCTAGACCGATATATGATGCTGGCGACGTAGTACAAGACTTTCGCCGCACCATTCGCCCTGCACTGGTTGGGCGTATCGGGGCCATCGAACCTTTCCTTGCGGCTGAGATGGCCGATGCCTTCGAAAGCTGGCTGCGGGAGGTCGTCAACGATACTTTGCAAGCTACCCCCCTCAATAGCCCCACCGGCAAGCTACGCAGGCAGCTAATGGGCGGAATAAGGGTAACGGGGCGGCGCTCGCTACGTACTATGCGCGGTCGCATCTGGACCCAACCGTGGGTGTTCTCCCACGAGTACGGCGCAACCATCAATCCTAAGCAGCGGTTCATTGCTGTACCGTTCGCCTACGGTGTCCACCCTGACGGGCGGGCCAAGTTCCGTAGCCCTAATGCATGGCGTCGGTACGGATCGTTCGTTAAGGCACACACCGATGGCCGCAAGTTCATCGTCTACGCATCTGGGGGTCAACTGAAATACCTCTATGTGCTGGTGGAGGAAGTTCGCATCCCTGCTCGCCTTGGCCTTAACCGTATGGCCGATAGCCAACTAGGTGGATTGCTTGCAGACTTTGCGCAACGCTTCCTCAAGTACGCGATGCCTGCGCTCGACATTGACCATTATCCGGGAGTGCGATTGTAATGCCAGCAGATATCAGGACAAACGTTCCCGAGAAAACCCTGCGGACTAAGGCCGTTGATAACATTATCACCGCGCTGAAAGATTTGCTGTTTAAGCCCCTCGCTCCGAACGCTACGACCAATCCCAAACTCTTCGATAATGTGGAGTACGGGATACTCGAAGATATCAATGTTCGTGAGACGCCGGGGTGCCGTGTACAGGAGGGCGAAGAAGAAAAAGACGACGCTATGTACATGAAGTCTACGAAGAAGTTGCGCCTGTATATTCACTTCAAGATCGTAAACATCAATGGGGTTGACCAAACCTCGTTAATTAACTATTATTTAGGCAGAATTGCAGCCGCTTTGATAACTCCCGAAAACTTCGAAGACTGGGGCATTATGGACCTAGACGAAGTTGGTAATCAAATTATCTCAAATGGTGAAACCGATCCCGAACCGGGGGCGACCGTTTGGTACGATATGGAATATCGCCATACAGTTGGCGATTACTTTACGGAGTGAGGCAAATGACAGCTACCAATAAGAACAAGACCACCGAAAATCCCGAGATTGATCCAGCCAACGATCCGTCGGTCAATGCCGAAACTGGCGAACAGTTGACGGCCAAGGATACCGCACCGGCTATCCCTGCGTCGGAGAGCGATCTGAAATCGACCCTCAAGGAACCTCTCCTTGAAGACGTGATCCGGTCGATGGTAGAAACCGATGGTCCGACCGGCAAACATGCACATGCGACTGCGGGCCTCGACCTCGATAGCGTGTCCACGTTCGATGACGAACACAAGCACAGTGGGGGTTCCTACACTTTCAACAGCAAGGGCGACCGCGTTCCTGTCTACGAAGTGTACAAGGACGAAAAAGGCAACGACCAGAAGCGGCCCATTCGCTGAGCCTGCCGGGTAACTAGCGTACATGATAACGTTATCAATCCAGCTTAGAGAGTGAGCAATGTCCCAGAAAGAACGTAAAACTTTGCTGCTGGCCCGTATCGAGAGTACGTACGGCCTAGACAGCATCCTCGCCGCCCAGATCGCGGGTGCCAACCCGCTTCCAAAGGCAACTGACGCAATCCTGTGCAGCAACTTCGATGTGCAGACCAACGCCGATACGCTACAGCGTGAAAACTACAGTGCGTCACTTTCGCCGGATGCGGCGGGT